GTAGAATTGAGCCTTGTAAAGACGCGGTAGGTGGGTTGAAAAACCTTTATATTCTTAATTACGGGCTTTACGATGAAACCGATATTACTTACGATACTACGGTAGGTTACGAAGACCAAATTACGGCAATTACTTTGCCTGCTTTGTCTTCTATTTACAAGTTTGAACTTAAAGGTACTAACTCCTTTGAGCAAACTATTACAAGTTCACGCGAAAACGGAACTACTTTCTTCGAGCAAGTATTAACCGTTACTTTGAAAAAGCAAGACGCAATTACCCACAAACAAATTAAACTTTTGTCTTACGGAAGACCAAACATTATCGTTGAAAACAACAACGGGCAATACTTTATTGCAGGACTTTTGCGAGGTATGGACGTAACTGCGGGTACTATTTCCAACGGAACTGCTTTGGGAGATATGAACGGTTATTCTTTGACTTTTACAGGACAAGAGGCAACCCCTGCTAATTTCCTAGATGCTGCAACCGAAGCGCAATTAGTAACTTTGCTTAACACGCCTACGGTAGTTAATTCATAAGATGTTCTAAAAAGGTAAAGAGGGGGTTAATAGCCCCCTTTTTTATTGCACAAAAAACACGTTAACGAGTTATACTAATATGATAGTAGTTCAACAAACTAACGTAACTCAAACGTTTAACTTTATTCCTAGGTTTGGAAGCGGTGTAACCTTAGAAATAACGGACGAAAACACGAACGTATCCGTACCCGTTGCGGGGTTATTTACTACAGGCGATTACGTGCATTCGTTTAGCGGTGTTTTACCAACCTTGGAGAATCATTTTTATTGGGCGGTAGTAAAAGACGGAGGGGGAAACCTACTATTAAAAGAAAGAATGTTTTGTACTAACCAACCGATTGACACGTTTTCGGTTAACGATGGCGATTACATTTCAAACCAAACAACTAATGACTTCATAATGTATGAATAACGTACACGTTTTACAATTAGCAGAATACCAACAGCCGACTATCCAAGAATCCAAACGCGATGCGTGGGTAGAATTCGGAGAAGATAACAACTACTTTAACTACCTAATAGATAGGTACACGAAATCAACTACAAATAGCGCGATAATAAATAACGTAAGCCGTTTAATTTACGGCAAAGGTTTAAGCGCCTTAGATGCTTCGCGTAAGCCTAACGAATACGCTCAAATGATGACGTTATTTAGTGCGGAATGTTTGCGTAAAATGGTATTCGATAGAAAGTTATTTGGGCAGTTCGCTATGCAAGTTCATTACAATGACAAGCACGATAGAATCTTAAAGGTTTATCATATTCCCGTTAACTTATTACGTGCGGAAAAATGCAACGAAAAAGGCGAGATAACAGGCTATTACTATTCGGATAATTGGGAAGAAGTACGTAAGTTTCCACCAAAGCGTTTTAGTGCCTTCGGATACGGAAAAGACAAAGTAGAAATAATGTTCGTTAAGCCTTACGGGGTTGGGATGAAATATTATGCCTACCCCGACTACCAAGGCGCGATACCTTACGCAGTTTTAGAAGAAGAAGTAAGCGACTATTTAATAAACGAAGTTCAAAACGGATTCAGCGGAACTAAAGTAGTCAACTTTAACAACGGAGTTCCTTCGGAAGAACAACAAGACCTTATTTCACAAAAGGTTTTATCTAAACTTACGGGTTCGAAAGGTCAAAAAGTTATCGTAGCATTTAACCTAAACTCGGAATCTAAAACAACGGTAGACGATATACCGTTAAACGATGCGCCCGACCATTACACTTACCTAAGCGAGGAATGTTTACGCAAAATAATGCTAGGTCATAACGTTACAAGTCCGTTACTTTTTGGTATTGCTTCGAGTAACGGGTTTTCTAGTAACTCAGATGAATTACAAAACTCGTTTATCTTGTTTAACAATATGGTTATTAAGCCTTTCCAAGATGAAATAATAGAGGCTTTCGATAGGATTCTAGCGTTTAACGGAATAGCCTTAAAACTATTCTTTAGAACGCTTAAACCGCTTGAATTTACCGACTTAGAAAACGCAACTACGGAAGAACAAGTAACCGAGGAAACGGGAGCGGATGCAACCGAACTTAAATCACAAACAACCGAGGAGCAAATAGCTTTAGCCTTGCAGGAATTCGGGGAAGAACCGCAAGCGGATTGGTTACTAATAGACGAAGCGCCCGTAGATTACGAAACGGACGAAAAAGAAAACAAAGCCTTAAAAGGCGAAAAGAGTTTATTTTCTAAGTTAGTAGAATTAGTAAATACAGGCGTAGCATTCCCCAACGCAAAGTCCGAACAAGACGAAGTAATAGACGGAGTAAAGTTTATTACTAGATATGTTTACGAAGGCGAAGACGGAGGCAAAAGCGGGAAGACACGTCCTTTTTGTAAGTTAATGAAATCTGCTAAAAAGATTTACCGAAAGGAGGACATTTTACGTATGAGCAAAGCCGTAGTAAATGGATTCTACGTTAATGCGGATGGCAAAGAAATCGGGTTTGGTCCACGCGGTAATTTAACGTACGATATTTGGTTATATAAAGGCGGTCCAAATTGCCACCACCGTTGGAATAAGCAAGTTTATGCGCAGTTCGATTCACGTTTTGGAATAGACGTAAATAGTCCAAACGCTAAACAAATTGCCGTTAGAAAAGCAGAAAACTTAGGATATACAATTAAAAATAACGCACTCGTAAGCACTCGTCCAATCGATATGCCGAACCGAGGTTTTTTACCTAAATAGAAATGGCAGAAGCATTACTAATTACTAGAGATGATTTGGTGCGATTTACGGCACTAAACGGCAACATAGATACCGACACCTTTATTCAATGGATTAAAGTTGCGCAGGATATTCATATACAGCAGTACACGGGAACAGATTTACTTAATAAGATTAAAGCGGATATAGTAGCGGGAACTTTGGCTAACCCTTATTTAGACCTTGTCGAAACCTACTTAAAGCCTATGCTTATTCATTGGGCTATGGTTGAGTATTTGCCTTTTATGGCTTATACAATGGCGAACAAAGGTATCTTTAAGCATTCAAGCGAGAACGCTTCACCCGTAGATAAAAACGAGGTGGATTTCCTTATAGAAAAACAAAGATACTTAGCGCAAAATTACACCGAGCGGTTTGTTCAATTTATGATTTTTTCGGGTAACACTTTCCCCGAATACTACACTAACACGAACTCGGATATTTACCCGAACACGGATTCAAATTATACAGGTTGGGTTATATGAAAAAGCAATACGAGCCAAAGAAAAGCAACATAATTAAGTTACAAAAACTTGTTAAAAAACTAACGAATGGAGAAAAAAATAAGCCAACTAACGGCAAAGGGCGCTAACCTAGCTTCTACCGATTTACTAGAAATTTCCGAAGTTACTGCGGATGGATACGCAAGTAAATACGTAACGGGAGCCGAAATAATAGGCGCTATTCCTACGCCCGAAACGAACCCTTCTACGTTATCTAGTTCCGTTGGGTTAAATCTTACGGGAACAACGATGCAAATAAGCGCATCCGTTTTGATTCCTGCGGGAACGTTGGTAACAAATAATTCTATTTACGTTCGAAACTTACTTACCAAAACGGCAGGCTCTACAACTTCATCGGCTAGAATTTATTTAAACACGAGTAACACAATAACGGGAGCTACCTTGTTAGCAAGCGGTCAAAATATGACGGGGGCAAATTACTTTCAAAGGTTTGAACGAAATTTTTTCTTTGACGGCACGAATTTAAATTGCTTTAATACTTCGACACAAGTTCCGCACGATTTGGCGATTTCGTCAATGGCGCTTGTTGCTTTTAATCCGTTGGTTGATAACTACCTAATTTTTGCCGTTCAAAATTCAACAACAACACCCGACAACTTAGGACACAAACGAGTAATAGTTCAAATTTATGATTAACATAACCAAAATTCAAGGCGGGTTCGTAATGAACGAAACCGATTATTTACTAGACGGGGAAGCCGAAGTATTAGACACTACGCAGGCGCATTTTCCTACCGATAGAGGAACTATTTTGCTAGATACTTCCGTAACCATTGACGAACAAGAATTTAGCACGATTCAATTATTTATTAGTTACTTATACAATGAATAATAAAGGGGTAGCGGGAATTTATTTTATTTTGGCTTATGCGGGGTGTTTTATAGCCTGCATAGAATCCGAAATGATTTACGTTCGTGTTTTGGCAGGCGCTTACGCTTGCTTACTTACCTTCCAACTTTTAAGCCAATATGAAAACACTAACGATATTAACAACAACGATTCAATCTAAATGGCTTACCCTATTGGGGGTTATTTGCGCTTTTTTTATGCCCATTACAGGAATGGTTTTGGCGGTTGGGTTCGCTATCTTTTTAGACACGATTACGGGAATTTGGAAAAGCCGTAAGAATGGCGTTCCGATTCGCTCAAGAAGGTTAAGCGCGGTTATTAGTAAAATGTTCCTTTATCAACTTACGATAATTCTTTTTTTTCTTATTGATTGGTTCATTCTCAACGGAATTCTAAAGGCTATTTTTAACCAAGAATTACTATTAACTAAGGTACTTTCGTTGGTACTTATTTCGATAGAGGTTGTAAGCATTAACGAAAATTACAAAGCCGTTCGAGGGATAGACCTTTGGGATAGCCTTAAAAAATTACTAACGCGAGCAAAAGAATTAAAAGAGGATGCAGACGAAATTAGACACTAGTAAAATTATTCAAGTTCCTTTAGACAAAACGCAATACTTCCAAGAAGAAGCGACAAAAAAACAAATTTACTTACACCATACCGCAGGCGGAGGAAACGCAAGGGCGGTTAGTAGGTTTTGGAATTCTAACGAAACACGGATAGCAACGGCTTTTATTATCGCCAACAACGGAGAAATAGTACAATGTTTTTCAAGTAAGCATTGGGCGTGGCATTTAGGAATAGATGCGGAGGATTTCGCAAAGAACGGAGCGCCTTACCAAAACCTTAATAAAAGTTCGGTAGGCATTGAAATTTGTAACTTTGGCCCGTTAAAGTTCCGCAACGGAAAATTTTACAACTACGTTAACGGAGTAGTTGACCCAAAAAACGTTACTACGTTAGAACAACCATACAAGGGTTTTTTACATTGGGAAAAATACACGGATGCACAAATAGAAAGCACCCGCCAATTACTCGTTTACCTTTGCGACACGTATAAAATTCCAAAGGCTTACCGAAGCGAGATTTTCAAAATAGATAAAGAAGCATTTAAGGGTACTGCGGGAATCTTTACCCACAATTCAGTTCGTAAAGATAAATCGGATATTTACCCTTGCCCTCGAATGATTGAAATGCTAAAAAACTTATGATTCGAATAATAGCGATTTTAAGCGTTTTAACGCTGTTTTCGTGTTCAAGCGAACGCAAAGCACAATACCACGTAAGAAAAGCGCTTAAATACGGCGCAAAATTGACGCAAGACGCGGATACGATACGCATAAGTACGTTGGATTCGTTCCCTGTAATAAAAAACGATACTATCGTATGGGAAAAATTCATAACAACGAAGGACACAATCGTAAATTTTAGAAACGTTTATGTGCCAAAAACGAGGTGGCAAACCCGAATTGAATACAAAGAACGCATTAAGACCTTACGAATAGAAGGCAAAACGCAATGGAAGACGGCTAAAGCGGTTCAAGTGGTTAAATATCGTACTTCGTGGTGGTTAGTTTTACTTGCTTTTGTTATTGGCTTTTTGGTTCGTCTTATTTTAACTCCTACTTTAATCGGTAGAATCAAACTCTTTTTTAAGCTATGGAGCTAATAAAACACGGACGAAATATCCACGAACTAAGGTTAGAGGGTAAAATGGCTCACGTTGCTATGTTATCGGATATTCATTGGGATAACCCTAAATGCGAACGCGATTTACTTAAAAGACATTTAGATTTTTGTAAGTCGAATAACATACCCGTAGTAATAAATGGGGATTTCTTTTGCTTAATGCAGGGACGCGGAGATAATCGACGCAATAAAGCGGATATTAGAACCGAACACAATAACGCAAGGTACTTGGATTCGATTGTAGAAACTGCGGTAGAATGGTTTTCCCCTTACGCGGAAATCATTAAAGTAATAGGTTACGGAAACCACGAAACGGGAGTTATTAAATTCCAAGAAACGGACTTACTACAAAGGTTTGTTGATTTACTTAACTACAAAAACGGTACTTCAGTTTATACAGGCGGGTACGGAGGTTGGATAATTGTTAGGCAAACCTTCCACTCAAACGTTTCATTAAGTACCAAAATAAAGTATTTCCACGGTAGCGGAGGCGGTGGTGTCGTTACTAAAGGAGCGTTAAACCTTACCCGCGCTTTGGAAATGTACGAAGATTTCGACGTTTTTTCAATGGGACACATACACGAAAATAGCGCACGTAATGACGTAAGGGAATGCTTAAACCATAACGCCAAATTAGGTTACTCAGTTAAACAAAAGTACATTCATTCGATGCTTACAGGAACGTATAAAGAAGAATACGGCGATGGTTCGCACGGATGGCACGTTGAAAGAGGCGCACCCGTTAAGCCGTTAGGGGGTAGAATATTGAAAATAGAATGCAAAGAAGTTGAAAATTCGTTAATAAAGAACATAGATAGTTTCAAATTTCCGTTGTAATTTAGCACCCATAGCGTTAAGGGGGGGTAGAAATACCCCTTTTTTTATGTCTTAAAAACGCTTGAAAATCAACGAGTTAGAAATTATTTTGTTAAAAATCGAAAAAAAATGTTAAAAAAGTTTGGTAGATTGAAACTTAGTATTTATATTTGCGTATGATTATTAACGAAACAATATGAAAAAATTTGAAATTTATATCGCCCACAACAAAAGCGGTTGGTCTAATCCATCAGCAATTAGCTTATCTGCAAATGAAGTAGTATTCGATATGGCAAAGATATCGGAAGAACTAAAATCAAAGGTCTATGGTCAAATCGGAATTGTTGAACTGACTCGCGCTGAGATGCAAGAGATATTAGATGCTAAAACTGTAATCCGCAGAGTTGGACATAAAATGATGGTTAACTTAGGAATGATAAAAGAGTAACTTGCTAAATAAAAAAACGGGGGGTGCGCATCCGTAACGCACATTAATTAAAAACGCTATGAAAACTTTTAGAATTGAATTTTTAGACAAAGACGGAAACGAGTTATTTATTAAGGTAATAGAAGAAATGCATTTATCTTATGCAATGATTTATGCTCGTAATTATTTGGGTACGACAACGTGGGGAGACGCAGTTAATTATTTAATAACCGAATTAAACTAAACACTATGGAAAAACAAGAAATGATTAACGAGATTTTAGCTTACGAACAGGAGTTAAGATTCATTTACGAAGAATGTAAAAACGCATTCGGCCATTTAGACAATGACACGCAACGAGCAATCGAAAGGTGGTTAGTTATTGAAGAGTTATTAACCCGCTTAAATTTGAATGATGAAAAATAAAATACTAGACGATTTATTGGCTGCTTTGTTTGTAGCTTCTTTACCTTACCTTTTGTATAAACTTTTAATTTTGATAATGCTATGAGTTACTATATTGATTTAGAAAAAGACACCTGTAATTTCTACTTTGAAAAAAACGGAACGGACGTATGGGGTACGTGTTTATTTACCCTTGCTCCCGACTTAGATGGGTGGTTTAGCGTACAGGTTGAAAACGTAGTAGCCTATATTGACGCAGGCGAAACCGAAATACCTTACAAACTAACGGACGATGAAACCTACAAGCTATGCGAGGAAATCGAAGAAGAAGCGAGTAACCAAATGCTTTGGGAAGAACGCTTAAGAGAAATAGAAGACGATAATATAAACGATAATATAGAGCAATGGAAGAGCGACAAATGGAACTAGGCGCGCAGGTTTATTGGTGGTGTCACGGAGGCGGGGCATTCGTTAAAAGCGGGCATTTTAATTGGAAACACTTTTGTAAAGTAATAGACGCAAAAAATGAAATCATACGAAATACTATATTGGAGCAGGAACTACGCGAAAAGCAAACCAACGAAAACACGGATAACGATACAGGCAACGAGCCGAAGCGAAGCCGTTAGGCGGTTAGACATTTGGGAAAAACTACTAATAGAAATTAAAGAGTTATGAAAGCAAGCGAAAAAGCATTACAAATTTTATCTAAGTTCGGGGATATAGAAGACCTAGGAATAATCGGAAATTACAACGGTACTTGGGAATGGAGTTCAACACAATGGATGCGCCAAACAAAACAAGCCTCGTTAATTTCGGTAAACGAAAAATTAAAGACCCTAGAAGAAATAAAGAACCTAAACCTTAGCCAAACAATTTTAGACCTAATCGAGTATTGGCAACAAGTTAAACAAGAAATACTAAAACAATGATTGAACAGGTAGAACAACTAATTGTAAAACACAACCTTAGAAGACGTTGCCGAAATCAATACTTAGTACATCAAAGAGGTTTCCTTATGAATCGACTAAGCAAACACGGACTAAGCCTAACGAGAATCGCAAGGATGTTTAAGTTGAACCACGCAACGGTATTACACAACATTAAAAAATCTAAATACTTCGAGGAAATCGAAGACAAACTATACCTTGCGGATGTTGCCGAAATACGAGAGGAATTAGAAAGTAACCCCGTAGTTAGAAATATTGAAGACTTAGTTTCCGAAATTTTAGAATGCACCACGGTAAGACGTTTAGAAAAAATTCAACGAAGAATTTTAAGAAATGAGTACAAGTTAACGGAAGAATAGTTATATTTGTATTCGGGTTCGCCTTCCACATTATAGAACCTTAAACGAGTTATTAACCCTTGTAATGAAATCGAAGTGGAAGCCGATGGAGTTGCAGGGGTTTTTTATTGATTAAATT